ATAAGTTCTCCTTTCTATTTTTTACTCCCATCTCTGCTCGGCTGTTATCCACGAAGCTACATTTACATTATCTACATAAATCCTCAATACACTTCCATCCCAATCAATAGAAATAGGATTATTCATATATGTAACTGGATTTCCATATTTTTTTCTGCTATTATGCCATATTTGTAAATTGGAATTATCATTAACATATACTGTATTATTAAACCAACTAGGAGTATCAAATGAGTTATTTCTTCCTAAATATACACAATTAGGAATATTAATATATCCTTTATAATCAATAGTTCCATCGTCAGTTGTTTGTCTATTAGTTCCCATTTGAATAACTGCTTCGTTATTATCTTTACCACTACATAATTCTATATAACCACCGTTTTCTTTGCTTCTACCTACTTGTAATATATTATTTCCTAATGAATTACATAACCACATTCCATGCCCTTGAATAGTTAGTTTAGAATTATTATCGGTCAAATTTTTTATGACGATTTGACCTCCTGAAATAATATTTTGCATTAAATATATTATTCCGTCATTACCTTTGGCTGTACCAGAAGTTTGAATTTTTCCATTTGTTATATTCACATTTGTTGCAGTAATAACACCTGTTGAATCCCATTTTAAATATTTACTGTCAAAACTGCCATCGGCAAGATTTAGAAATGAACCTGAAGTATTTTCAATATAATTTCTTGATTTGATAGAATCAGTAGATAATTGTGAAGCAGTAATACTATTAGTTGCAATTTTTCCACCGTTAATCGCAGTTTGATCTTCATTAAGAAAACTTGTAAAAATAGCATTACCTTTAAGATTAATATTTTTTGAAATTAATGTATATGTAGTATCAGTAAGAACCATATCGGATTCAGAAGATCCTGACTTAACTAACCATGAGACTTTATCAGCATTCTGTTTAACTTCTGTAATCTTAGTATTCAAAACACCTGTAGCAGTATTAATATCATTCTGCCATACTTTACTTGATATACTATTAGATAATTGAGTTACAATTGTTCCTATTTCAATCAAATCATATTTAACATCAAGTGGGGAAGGAGTCCATGCAGAAGATATAGTCCCTGCTTCCATTTTCCAATTATATAAATAAAATTCACCAGGGTAAAAATATAATTCCAAAATATTACTTGTTGGAATTATAATCATTTTAATTTCTTGCCAAGAAGTAGTAACATTTGCAGTCATATCTTGACATCTGATTGTTCCTGATCTATTTGACTTAATATATCCATGTATATTATATTGTTTACCTATTTCAGCAGTAGTGGTGAGTTGTAAGTATGTATCATATAAAGCATTAGAGAAATAGCCACAATCAACGGTACTACCTTTTGCACCCGTTACTTGAACTTTTTGTATCTTCATTGTTCACCATCCTTTCTGAATATTATTTTTAACCAATAATTTTAATCATTTTTGTGTATTCTTTGAGAATATCATCATATTCTCTTTCACATTTCTTTATATATAAAGGCTTTATTTTATCAAATTCAGCCAAATCTTCATCCATTTTCTTATTTTTAGCCAATAGCTCATTACAAAGCTTTTCTTCTGTCTTTTTTGCAATTTTATATGATTTTATTAAATTTTTAAGCTCGGAAACCGCATGATTACTGGGTTCAGAACCACATGAAAGAGTGATTTCAAGTTGTGTTCTTTTTTTTCTTTCTTCCTCTAGTTCCTTCTCAAGTAAGGCACAGTGATTTTTATAATATTCAAGCTCTTTACTTGTAAAGTTTTTATTTTTAATCAATTTATTTGACATTATATTCCTCCAATTAAAATAGACGCACTGGCTATGACACCAATGCGTCCATAATATTATTTCATATATCTACGAGTGGATAATGAATTTCGACCTAAGAGCTGATTAGAATTAATCTCTCCAAGGATTTTCTGTATCTTTGAGTTTCCTGCCAGTTCGTTAGTAAGCTGTCGTGTAAAGTCTTCTGGATTGTCTGTGACAATCTTATCAACATTAACATTAATGCCACCAATATCAACTGATTTGTTTGTTGAAACTGGGGTAATATCAGGCAACTTAGCACCTAAGTTATCCATATACATGTTTGGTGTAGTGATACCCTTAGAAAGATTCCAAAGTTTTTCAACTTGGTCTTTGTTAAATACTGTATCACCTGAATCAAACTGACGAAGTACTCCATATTTAGTAACAAGTACCTCTGAGCCTGGATTATCTTCACCATAAATATGAAGCCCTTTTGTTGCTGATTTAGTACCTTTACGATATCCTCCGATACCTCTTGATTTCATCCATTCGAGCATTGCGACATTATCATCATAACTACCCGTGTAGTCATTACCGAGTCCCATTTGTTCAAAATACATAGCTCTAGCACCAAAGGAAGAATCATAATCAAGACTTTTCAACCTGTCTACTATACTAGTATTTACATTCAATTGATCTTTTGGGAAATAGTCAGGAGAGTATATCCAATCAACGCCATCTCCACCACTAGAAGAATCACTATCTCCACCGCCAATATCATCCCAATCATAATCAGGTTCACTGTAATCACCTGATGAAGATGAGTTAGATTCAGCAGCTTCCTGTTGTCTTCTCTGTTCTTCTAGTTCGGCTTGTCTTTGTGCAGCTTCTTTATTAGCAAGACTAAGCATTTCCTGAACTTTGCTCTCAATACCACTAACAACATTATTAAGTGTTGTCATTGTATTATCAAATTTTGTTCCGAAATCATTAAATACAGAAGTAATATTATTATTAATGTTATTTGTATTTGTTTCCCAAATACTCTTCATACCATCGCTAAGATTTATACCAAATTCATTAGCAGTATTAGTGATAGTATCTTTAATTTCTCCGCTATGAGTATTACTATCATCAATAATCTGTTGAATAAGACCATCAAGGTTGTCTAAACGAGTATTTATCCATTCTTCAGCTTGTGTCGCTAAGTCGTCCAACATCTTAGTCTGATCTTCAATGTACTGTTCGTACTCTGTTTCTTCTAACTGGTCTTGTGCATCTTTAAGCTCTGAACTTATAGATTGTTTTTGAGATTGACCACTTTCAGAATTATCACCCTGTAAAGCTAATAATCGTTTCTGTAACTGAGCAATAGTAGCAGTTTGTTCAGCAACTGTTCGTTGATAATCATGCAGTGACTTCTCGGCAGATAGACTCTCTTTTTGTTTGTCAATAACTTTTTGTAAAGCGTTCAATAAATCATTATATCCATCGTTGACCAGATCCTTAATGGCATCTTTTTCAGAAATACTTGATTTGATAGCTTCTTGCTGTTTATCAATAAGGTCTTGTTTTCTATCCAATAATTCCTTATCATAAGGATTGTTAACAAGTTCCTCATCAATTTTAAGAATTTCATCTTTATATTTTTGAGCCTGATTTAGATATAATTGATACTTCTGAACAAGTAACGCCTGTGCAGCTTTACCTTCAGCAGTAGTATTGCCATTGTCGTCAGTAATACCTTTATCTTTTAATAATTCAACAAGAAATTCAGTTTCACTAATAAGATTCTCTACATCATCTCTTGTTCTATCAAATGCATCCCACTTAATCTGCCTGATAGCGTTATCATACTCAATAAGAGCCTTCTCAGCATCAAGAATAGAAGATGTAACAGAGTCAATAGAACTCTGCATGTCATACCAATCTTCGCTGTATTTCTCTATTTTACCAGAACCAACAGCGGAATTTAAGGCATTCATTAAAGCATTTCTTTCCTGTTTAAGTCTGTCAAGATTATCCTGTTCAACCTTTTTCATACCTTCGTTAATGGAAGTAGAAGAGAACCAACCCTTAGTGGTGATAATATCCATTTCCTTCTGAAGCTGGTCTGAATAATCTTTGAAATATGAAATCTTCTTTTCAAATTCAGAAGCTACATTATCGAACCTACTCTTAGCAAGTCCTTTTAACTCAATACCAAGTTCCTGTACAGCAGTCTTAGCATCCTGTGCTTTATCATAGAAATCCTGACAATCTGAAATTGCATCCTTCAAATCGTCATCATAAATAACATCAATACTTATAGAACCATCTGCAATCTGATTCTTATAATAGTCATCAAGATCATATGAGTTAAAAGCATTCATGTAATACTCATATGCCTGCTTCTGTGCGTTTATTTCGGATAAAAGAGTAGACATTGAATCAGAAAGGGCATTATTACGCTTGAGCCATGTATTTGTTGTATCAGATACGATATTCTTAAGTCGTGAATATGCTGTAGAAATCTTATTGATTAAGCGTTCAATCCAGTTAAGTTTTTCGGCTGATTGTGAAGAGGATGAATCGTTGGAAGATGATGAATCGTCACCTGAAAAACCTTGCCATGATAAATCAATACCATTAAAAGCAGACTCAAATGATATATTCTGTAAAGCATTATAATCATCAACCATTTTCTGCATTTCAGCAATGGCATTTGTCTCTTCATCTGCACCATTATCATACAAATATAAACCTAAATCCATATCATCATCCATAGAAGTAGCTTTTGAAGTTAATGACATTAACCCTGTTGCTGTATCTATAGTAGTCTGATAGAATTTACCCCACATACCAGAAAGATATTTAATAAGCTGATCATCAATCTTCTGTTTAGCCTGTGCGAGATTTTTATAGTTACTGAAATCTTCGCCATACGCTTCAGATAAGCCTGCAAAGAAATCATTATTTGTGTTTACAAGGTTAGAATAGAATGTACCATCATACTTAGACTTCTCAACAAGTGAGTAAATATAAGCATTTTTATCATCCTCATATACACCTTCAAGCTCTGCAAACAACTCTTCCTGTGAAATAATACCAAGCATATACTGACCTAAAGCGTCTTTTGCTTCTGGATACTGTTTGATAATTTTCTGCATTGAATCAACACCGATACGACCTGTTTCAGACATTTCCTTCTGAATAGAAGATAACAAATCTGCTTCTGACTGAAGGTCTGCTAATGTTGCTGTCTTAGTCTTATCATCTGATTCTTCAAGAAGAGAAGTAGGATCAAATGTTTTAACAGATAAATCTACCGAACTTTTGTTGGCTTCTTCTTGAGCAGCTTTAATAGCTTCTTTAAGACTTTCAACTGTAGTGTTCTCATCGAAAGTCACATTAGCAAGAATGTTTAAATCATCATCAGATAAGGTTGAAAGATAATTGTCAATATTTTTCATATCATCCGAACTTAAGTTTTTAGCTTCTTTTGATATTTTAGAAGATAAATCCTCTCGTTTACCTTTATCAGATAGACTATCCCAGTCATTATTCAGTCTTGCCAACGCATCAGATAATTCCTGCGAAGCTTCTGTAACTTTTTTATAGGTGTCAGAAGTTGAATCTAAGCCTTCAACTTGTTCTTTTGCTTCCTCTTGGATGTCCAATGCAGTTTTTTTTGCATCATTACGAGTTTTTTCAAGTTGTGCCTTCTTTTTCTCATACTCTTTAGTTTCTTTATTGGAAGGGTTTGATTTATTATTATATTCTTCATTTAATGTATCTAACCTAGATTGATTTAATAGCATTCTTTCTTTGGCTAGATTCATTATATCAAGCTTTGTAAGTTTTTTTTCAAATCCATCTTCGTCTACAACCGAATAATCCTTATATTCTTTAGATAAGGAAGGTGTTATTTTCTTATTAAAATATTTATTAGCAGTATCTTCTAATTCTTTTTGCTTTAAATCATGACGAGCTTTTTCAATATTATACATATTTTCCAGCTCAGTTTTCTGATTTTTGAGATTTTCTAACTCTTGTTCGTCTGTAAAACTTAAAGAATCTTGATTGTTAATTTCAGTTATTTTCTGATTTATTTCATCAAGCTGAGTTTTATAATCTTTTAAAGTTGATTCAGAATCAGAAACATCTTGTTTTAAGTTGGATATTTTATCTTTTAATTCATCAAAACTTGTCGTACAAGCGTCAACGATTTTTACGGTAGCATAAATTGCACCTATAGCAGCCGTTATAGCAAGTAATACAGGATGAGCGGCAACGAGCGATTTTAACGATGCTCCCAATCCTTTAATAGCCGTACCAAATCCAACAGTGGCAGTAGTAGCAGTACCTTCAGCAACAGCTACGGCATTAGTAGCAGTTGCGTTGGCAAGTTCAGCCGTAGTGGTTTCAAGAATATTACCTGTAAGACCTTTTGAGGATAAAATCAATTCTATTTGCTCTTTATTTAATGTACTTTGCGAAATCGCCATTTTTGCAGCTTCAATGGAACAGTCAGCAAAAGTTTCTTTTAACAATCTGTTTACCTGTGCCATTCTAGGCATACCAACAGTACCAATATTGTCTATTTCTTTTAAAGCTTCTTCAAGTTTTGATATAACGCTAACAGACTCTCCAACAGTCTTTAATTGCGTATTTATGAGTTGTCTGATATAATAAAAACAAAAAAAAGGGGGGTTATTATGAATTACGAAGAAGCAAAATATTATTTTGATAATCAAATTGAAAGCACGGAAGCAACAAAAATGTTGGTGATAATTGCTCAAAATCAAACATTAAAAGGAATAAAGTTTATTCAAGAATTAACAAATTGTTCAGATGACGATGCTCAACAACTATGGTGTGAATTAAGTAAACAATATGGAACTAAAGAAAACAATCCTGCGATTCCCGACCTTACCCCACAGCAAATCGCCCAAGCTAACGCACAAGCACAGGATTGGTTAAATAAAGTTCATTGTCCATATTGTAATTCAACAAATTGTAAGAAAATATCAGGAGTATCAAAAGCAACATCAGTAGCGATGTTCGGTATATTCTCACAAAAGGTAAAAAAACAATGGCACTGTAATAATTGTAAGAGTGATTTTTAAGTAAGAACTAATGTTCCGAATGGTAAAATATTCCTTAATGTAGTATGATAGTAATATCAAATTACAGAGGAGGATACTATGTATACATTTAAAATTAAAAACAAAGATGGTAAAGTGCAAGAATACAACCATATCAATAAGGTCTATTATGGTCATAAAGGCGTATTAGAATACAATCTTGAAAATGAAGAAATATTTAATCATCATTATTCAGTTGGATATGATTTACATTTATATTCTGACACTAATGCATTTACCATCTCTAAGTCAGAAATTTCAATTATTGAAGTTATAAAAGAAAACTAATAATTATTCTCCCAGCTCAATTTCTATCTCTGTATTGAGTTCGGGAGAATTATTCTCCAAGTTCTTTATATACTCAACAATTGGTTTCAGTTCTCGTATTTCATTTATTTTAATCTTTATAGATAATTTCATATTGATTCACCTCACATATAATAATTTGATAAAATAACAAGTGTATAATTAAGATATTTTTAAGCAGAGGAGTGGTGAGTTTATGAACAATGATATGTCTCCAACAGAACTATGTTGGCAAACAGGTGATTATACAGATGAATGTTATTGTGAATTCTGTGAACACAGTGACGAATGTAGCGGATCTGAAGATAAAGACTGATAAACATAAGGTAGAAATATATAAAAGGCATGAATTAATTCATGCCTTTTATATATTTAAGATTATACTAATTTATTTTGAATAGATACAACTTTATTTATATATTCTATTACATTCTCATATTTATCTAAATCAAAAGTCAGTTCGGTAATATTTCTCTTATAAATTTGTTCCTGTTCGTAAAAATTACTAATTAATTGATTTAATTGATTTGCCATGTTATCATCGTTCTCATCCTCAGTTCTAAAAAATGCTTCCAAAACTTCATATTTAGTAATAGTTGCTTGATGGATGTTATTGTTTTTAACTTGTTTTAATGTTATAATTTGCATTTATAATTCCTCCTATATATTATATTCACCAAGATAAATTTTATTACTGAATGATATTCATTAATTCAAAATCTTTGTCTATTTTCTTGATTTCGTTACATAGAAGAATTATTAAGTTTTCAACTATTACGTCGAATTTTAAAAAAGCTAAAGCAACCAAATAAGGTGCATATTTTTTATTAAAATCTTTTTCTATTGAGATTCCTAAACTCATCAAAGGATTAGACACATTATACATTTCCTTAAATTTTAAAGCAGATGTTATATAATCCACATAAATATCATCATGTTTTCCAGTATCATGTAAAGATTCGTTCTTTGATTTAATCAACGGAGAATTTAGTTCTGCTGAATAGTATATCATCCCACTTGTTGTAGATATGGGTGTTATTTTATTGGCAAAATTAATCTTAACATTACTTTTAGCTTTCCCATCGACAACAACAAATCCGACATAATGATCTTTCGTCTTATTTAATACACGAAAATGTACTCTTGCACCAACATCTTTAAAAACCCATTCCCTTGTTGTTATACTAATATCTAATAAAAAAGATTTAAATTTATCATGTCTATATTGTTGTAAATTCGAATTTTTCTTTGCTTTTGAAAATTCTTGTTTATATAATAATATAAAGTCTATTAGTTTTTCTGTTGTAATTCTTTGAAAATCAGAAATTCTATCTCGTATTTTTTGAATTGATTTCCATGTCAAATCATCAATTACATATGGCAATTGTTCCCCATTTTGATATAACATAATTGAAAGAGGAGATGCTGGTTCTTTTACAGAAGATTTTCTCGTATTAGTAAATTTTGAATCAATCATTTGTTTAATTCTTCTAACAGCATCAACATATCCATCATTTTGAGGCTTAAATTTTTGAATAGGCTTACCATCTTCAGGAACTCTCATTAATCTTGAAAATGGCATAGATTCATCAATTATACATTCTGATAAAATAACTGGAATCACAATACTATTTCCTTCTTCTTGTCTATCGAGTGCTTTCTTTAACTCGATCTCAATACAATAGTAAGATGATAAAAAATTAGGAGAAATAAGGAGTAATACAACATCAGACTTGCCTAATTGAATTAAAACTTCTGAATCTATAGTATCTCCTGCTAATATTTTACCATCATGCCAAACTTCAATATTATGCGTCAATTCTAATGATTTTAAATGAGTTAATAAATCTTTTTTATATTTCACATCTTTATGTGAATACGAAATAAAAATTTTAAGTTTTTCAGATTTAGCCATATAACCCCTCCTAGTAGATATATTTTATTCATTATATACCAATATTTGACATATATCTACAAGAACATTTGTTTAGTATTTTCGTACTTGACAAGACATTCATCTGAATGTAAAATACACTCAATCGAATGTAATGGGAGGAAAAATATGAAAACAGAATTTTTTAAATTATTAACAACATCTAACATACTCAAAGAAAGAAGAATTAATCTTAGATTAACTCAGCAAGAGGTCGCTGAAAAAGCAGGAATTCTACTTCAACAATATCAAAAATTTGAAAGTGGAGAGCGTAAAATAGAATCAGCCACTTTCCAAACTGCTTGTAGGGTAATTGAAGCATTAGATATGGATATTACTAAATTCTATCATAGAGAATATTCATTAAGTGATAATAAAATAACACTCGATATTGAAAAGGATAATATGTAATAATTTACATTTAATAATACGACTGATTTAGATACCACACAAAGGAGTTACATTATGTTTAAAATCCATTATTGTCCTAATTGTCACCGAATCACATACACACATTATATTAAATGTATATGCAGAACATGCAACATTGAATGCAAAAATCTTGATATAGAGTTTGAAAAATTCTTCTCAATGACGGAATTAGAAAGACAAGAGTATATTAACTCACAATTACAAAATTAGAACTATTGTTCTGGATTGTATTGAATTAAATACAATGGTAAAATATAGACATTGGAGAAACAACATAGATGTGTGCCATAACACTCTATAACCGAAGGTTGTCCCAATGTCTATTTTTATGGCAGTCGGAATAAATATCTGCCCATTCTGGGCTAAAAGAATATTCCCTACTTATTTATATTTTTACTAAGAAGGGAGGTGAAAATACATATTGAATATATTATATGCCGAGATAATCGGGTGAACTACCCACGAGCTAAAGCTCGTTAGGCTTCCTGCTTCATCGTCCTCGTAACCTACTAACTCCACAAGCGTAAATTCCGACAGTTCCTGTCGTACTAAAATATTTACTATGCTACTTCC